CCGGAACTGGAGGCCACGGCCCCTCCCGTCACCGAAGTCCAAACGCCGGAAGACGTTGCGCCCAAGACCTTCACCCAGGATGAACTGGATGCGGTCGTCAGCAAGCGTCTCTCACGAGAGCAGCGTAAATGGGAACGAGAGCAACAGCGCCAAGCGCCGCCGCCCGTCGCCCTTCCGCCGGCAGACCAGTTCGAGAGCACCGAGGCATACGCCGAGGCGCTGGCAGAGCAAAAGGCAGTTGTCTTGGTCGAGCAGAGGGAGCGGCAGCGTCAGCAGGACGCAGTTGTTGAAGCCTATTTCGACCGCGAGGAGCAGGCCCTCGGCAAGTATGACGACTTCAAACAGGTCGCCTACAACCCGTCCCTGCCGATCACCGCCGAGATGGCCGAAACCATCCGCGCCTCCGACCAAGGCCCCGACGTGCTTTACCACCTCGGGTCCAATCCGGCGGAAGCGTCACGGATCTCGAAACTGTCGCCGCTCTTGCAGGCCAAGGAGATCGGACGGATTGAGGCTGCTTTGGCAGCATCGCCTCCGGTCAAACGCACCACCTCCGCACCACCGCCTATTTCGCCTGTCACGCCTACCAGCAACGGCGCTCCAGCCTACGACACCACCGACCCCCGCTCTGTATCTTCCATGAGCACGTCGGAATGGATCGCGCAGGAACGGCTTCGGCAGATGAGAAAAGCAGCCAACTGAACCCCATCTGCAAGGAACCACCGCTGTGGCCAACTCTCTGCTTACTATTGACATGATCACCAGGAAGGCCCTGGAGATTTTCGAAAACAACCTCGTCCTGACGCGCAACATCCACCGCCAGTACGACGACAGCTTCGCCACGGAAGGTGCCAAGATCGGCTCCACCCTGCGCATCCGCCTGCCCTACCGCGCACTCGTCACCGACGGTGCCGCCCTGCAAGTGCAGGACGAGAACGAGCAGTTCACCACGATGTCGGTGTCCAACCAGAAGCACATCGGCGTCAACTTCACGACCGCCGAAATGGCCCTGTCGCTGGACGACTTCGCTGACCGCATCCTCAAGCCGCGCATCAGCCAGCTCGCCGCCAGCGTCGACGCTGACGTCGCCAACGTCTACAAGGACGTCTTCAACGCCGTCGGCACCGCCGCCACCACCCCGGCTACCTCCGAGGTTCTGCTGGCTGGCCAGCGCGTCCTCAACGAGGGTGCGGTTCCGATGGACATGCGCTATGCGACCGTCAACCCTGCCGCAAACGCCGGCCTGGTTGAAGGTCTCAAGGGCCTGTTCAACCCCGGCCCGACCATCAGCCGTCAGTTCAAGAGCGGCATGATGGGCGAAGGCGTCCTCGGCTACGACGAAATCAACATGTCGCAGTCGATCAAAGTCCACGCCTACGGCTCGCGTGCCGCTACCGGCGCTACCGTGACCACCACGGTCGCCACCCAAGGCGCGACGACCATCGGCATCACCGGCACCGGTTCGCAGGTCATCAACGCCGGCGACACCTTCACGATCGCCAGCGTGTTTGCGGTCAACCCGCAGACCCGCGAAAGCACCGGCCAACTCCAGCGTTTCGTCTGCACGGCTGCCAACACGGCTTCGTCCGGCACCTACACCTCGGTGGCTATCTCGCCGCCGATCTTCACGTCGTCCGAGGCTCTGGCCACGGTTACCGCGTTCCCGCAGTCCGGCGCTGCCATCATTTTTGATGGTGTCGCTTCGACCTCGGCTCCGCAGAACCTGATTTACCACAAGGACGCCTTCTCGTTCGCCACCGCCGACCTCCTGCTTCCGCAAGGCGTCGACATGGCTTCGCGTCAGGTCCACAACGGCATCTCGATGCGTATCGTCCGCGACTACGACATCAACCACGACCGTATGCCCTGCCGCATCGACGTCCTGTACGGCTACGCCGCCATCCGTCCCGCCGCTGCCACCCGGCTGCTCGGCTAACCGCCCCAACAAGGAGATACGACTATGCCTATCGGAACTATCGGCGGCGGCGCGCAAATCGGTGACGGCAACCTTGCCGAAATCAACCTGAGCGTCCTCCCCGCCCCGGCCACCGCCACGGCCACCGCGACCCTGACCGCCGCGCAACTGACCAACGGCATCATCCTCGGCAGCCCCGGTGCTTCGGCAGCGTCCTACACGCTGCCGACCGTCGCGGCCCTCGAAACTGCTCTTGGCAACTCGAAAGTCGGTTCGTCGTTCCCCGTCAGCGTTATCAACGTTGACGGCAACACCTCGGGCGTCATCACCCTGGTGACCAACACCGGCTGGACCCTCGTCGGTCTCATGACCGTTGCGGCCACCGCCGGCACCGCCCAACTGTTCCGCGCCCGCAAGTCGGGTGACGGCACCTGGGTGCTCTACCGCTACGGCTAACGCCTACCCCGCCCCGCCTTAACCGGCGGGGCGGCTCTATCTTCGCCAACGACAGGACGACAGCATGACGACCGCAGGAGACATCATCTACGGCGCGCTCCGGCTGATCGGTCAACTGGCCGAGGGCGAGGTCCCGTCAGCGGACACGGCGCAGGACGCGCTGGCCGCGATGAACATGATGATTGATAGCTGGAGCACCGAAAGGCTCGCTGTCTACGCCACCCAAGACCAGACATTCACATGGCCCGCAGGGCAGGCCGTCCGCACGCTCGGGCCGACCGGCGACTTCGTCGGCTTGCGCCCCGTGCTGCTCGACGACGCCACCTACTACGTCGACCCGCAGGGCTTGGCGTTCATGCCCGCCATCATCAACGAGGCGGAATACAACGCCATCGTCCTCAAGACGGTGACGAGCACCTACCCGCAGGTCATCTACGCCGAGCCGTCGAACCCGAACGCGACGTACTCGATCTACCCGGTGCCGACGCAGGCGCTGGTGTGGCACTTTATCTCGGTGCTGGAGCTGGCGCAGCCCGCGACGCTCGGCACGGAACTGGTTTTCCCACCGGGCTACCTGCGCGCCTTCCGCTACAATCTGGCCTGCGAACTGGCCCCGGAGTTCGGCGTTGAGCCGTCGCCGCAGGTGACCCGCGTCGCCATGGTGTCCAAGCGGAACCTCAAGCGGATCAACAATCCGGGCGACATCATGGCCATGCCGTCGGGCATCATGGGTTCGCCAGGGCGCTACAACATCTACACCAACCAGCCGAACTGATGACCCCGCACAACCACAAATCAAATAGTGCAGGTGGTGTGAAGCCTTCGCTTGGCTTCAAGGTACGCCTCATGTGCCTGCTCCGGAGTGTCGTACCAGCCGATAAGTGTGTTGACGCCGTTGGTGCATATGCGTGCGCGCCAGCGGCCCCCGCCTCGGAGCCGAGATACGCCGAGAAGGCCGGAGGTTTTGTTTCGGTCGTGCGCGCGGCGCTGGTTTTGTATGTTGCCTGCGGTGCTTACGTCGCGAAGGTTGTCGAAACGGTTATTCTGCGGATTTCCGTCCTTGTGGTCGATAGCGTTCACAGGCCACAAGCCAGTCATGTAGAACCATGCCAGCCTACTGGCACGGTAGCCAATGCGGTTGTGCCGCACGATAACGCGCCCATCGGGCGATATAGACCCGGCCACAGCGCCAACCACTACTTTTCGACAGGTTTTAACCCGCCATGTGAACACCCCCGTCGCCGGGTCGTAGCGCAAGACTTCGCGCAATTGATCGTGTGTGATGCTACGGTGTGCCATTCGGTCAGTATGACATAAAAGCACTGCCAATGCACAGCCCCATTTTAGGATCCAGCTATGTCGTCCGCAGCGTCAACGCTTCCGACAACCGCATGGTCAATCTGTATCCCGAGGTCATGGCCGAGGGCGGGCTGGAGGCGGCGTATCTCCAGCGGTGCCCCGGCCTGCGGTTCATCTCGACCGTCGGCGCAGGCCCCATCCAAGGGCTTTGGTCGAACGGCAACACCGGCTACGTCGTGTCGGGCCAGTCGTTCTACTCGGTCACGTCCGCCGGCGTCTCGACGCTGATCGGCACGGTCGAGAACACAGGCCCAGTGTCGATGGCCGACAACGGCACGCAGTTGTTCATCGCCGCCGACCCCAAGGGCTATATCTACAACTTCGACACGGGCGTGCTGGCCGAGATCACCGACGAGGATTTTCCGGGTGCCAGCACCGTCGCCTACCTCGACGGCTATTTCGTTTTCACGGAACCCAACTCGCAGCGCATCTGGGTCACCACCCTGTTCGACGGCAACAGCGTAGATCCGCTTGACTTCGCCAGCGCCGAGGGTGCGCCGGACGACGTGGTTGGTCTGGTCGCCAACCACCGCGAGGTGTGGGTGCTGGGCACCAACTCGACCGAGGTCTGGTATAACTCCGGCGACGCCGACTTCCCGCTGGCCCGCATCCAAGGGGCTTACAACGAGGTCGGCTGCGTCGCGCCTAACTCGATCGCGAAGCTGGACAACAGCATCACCTGGCTGGGTCAGGACGCCCGTGGGCGCGGCATCGTCTACCGCGCCAACGGCTATCAGGCCGAGCGCATCTCGACGCACGCCGTTGAGTTCGCCATCCAGAGCTACACCGACATGACGGACGCGGTGGCCTATTCCTACCAACAGGACGGCCATGAGTTCTACGTCCTCAACTTCCCGCTGGCCGACACGACGTGGGTGTTCGACGCTGCGACGCGGGCGTGGCACGAACGGCGCGGCCTCAAGAACGGCGTGTTCACGCGGCATCGGTCCAACTGCTTTGTCAACTTCAACGGCCTGCTGGTCGTCGGCGACTTCGAGAACGGCAACCTGTACGAACTGGACCTCGACACGTTTGCAGACAACAGCTTGGTCCAGAAGTGGCTGCGTCGGTGGCGGGCGCTGCCGACCGGCGGCAACGACTTCAAGCGCACCGCGCACCACGCCTTGCAACTGGTCTGCGAGACGGGCGTCGGCCTGACCGGCTACGTCGACGACGAGCCGCTGATGGTCGAGACGGGCGTCGAGCTGCTGGTGTCGGCGGGCGTCCCGCTGTTGCTGGGCTACACGGTCCTGGAGGGTGCCGACCCGCAGATCATGCTGCGCTGGTCCGACGATGGCGGGCACACATGGTCGAAAGAGCACTGGCGGTCGATGGGGCCGATCGGCCAATCCTCGACGCGCGTCATCTGGCGTCGGCTGGGTATGACCGACAAGCTGCGCGACCGCGTCTACGAGGTGTCGGGCACCGCTGCCGTCAAGGTGGCGATCATGGGTGCCGAGCTGACCGTGAGCGGCACCAATGGCTGACATCACCTCGATCCCCGCCGCGCGCGTCCCGGTGCTGGAGCCAGGCACGGCGATTATGTCGCGCGAATGGTATCGGTTCCTGTTCAACCAGTTCAGCCAGACCGGCAGCGGCACCACCGACATCTCCATCAGCGACCTTGCCCTTGCGCCGTTCAGCGGTGCCGAGGCCGAGGCGATGATGGATCTGCTGCGCGCCGACGTGCAGGGGCTGTTGTCCGCACCACCAACCTACCGCCCGGTTCCACGCCGCGCCGCGTACGCCAACAGCGCCACGCAGACCGCGTCGGCCAGCACGGCTACGGCGGTGACGTTCAACACTACGATCTTTACGTACGGCGTCGATCTAGCGTCGTCCTCGCAAGTGTCGCCCGGACAAGCTGGCGACTATCTCGTCAACTACCGGGTGCAGTTCGACAAGACGTCCGGTGGCGACAGCCCTGCGTGGGTGTGGATGCGCAAGAACGGCGTCGACCTAGCCAACACGACGGCGCACTGGCACGTCAAGGGTAACAATGCCGAGGCGTTGCTCTCTACCGGTGTCATGCTCCAGTTGGCGCAAACGGACTATTTGCAACTGATGTGGGCAACGACGGATGTCAATGTTATCCTGCTCGCTCCTCCGGCTACCGCTTATTCGCCCGCAGGCCCGTCGGCGCTTTTGAACATCATACAGGTTGACCCATGACCGTATTCCTCTCGCCTCTCGCCGGCGCTGGCCAACAGTTCCTTGACAACTCCGGCAACCCGCTGACCGGCGGGCTGCT